GGGGCATGCCCGCCGCGATGTGAGCACTCCTGTAACCACTTCTGACCTGGGCGTGATCTTGTAATCTGCCGTCCATGGCGAGAGAGATGGGCACCCCGGCGAAAGCGTTGTGGGTGTGTCTGGGGGTATTTGTCGGGCTGCTGGCGTTCATGGCGGCGTGCGCAATAGGGCTGTCGGGCCAATCCGGAAACGTTGGTGTGAGCGTTGAAGTGAGGCAAAAGTACGCGATCGAGACATGCCAGTCCGCTCTCATGAAGCGCATGCGTGACCCTGAGAGTGCGAAGTTCGCCGATGAGGTGGCCCGTGAAGGCGTGGCGCATGGAGGTGGTCGCGATCCCGAGTTGGACTACTCGCCCGACCGCGGTGATATTTACTTTACGGTGACGGGCAATGTCAACGCCAAGAACGCGTTTGGTGGTTACACGGGGATGCGTCCCTACACCTGCGATGCGGTGGTGGACAGAAACGGCACAACGCAAAGCCGGGCCCGCGTGCTGGATTAGTGCACTAGAAACACGAATAGCGCCCCTCACCGGGTCGGGGTGAGGGGCGTTATTTCGTTGGCCTGCAATCAGTGTGGGCTCTCTACACCTCGTCGACCAGCTCTGCTGGTAGTTCGGGTGTGGGCGTTTCGGGTCTGTGTTGTCGCGCCCAGCCCATCCATTCGCGGATGTGTCGGACGGCTGCGCGGAGTTTGTCACGATATTGGTCGCGCTGGCCTACGACGATGGCTAGTTGAGCTTCCAGGTCGCGGACTTTGCGCGAGGTGCGGGCTTGCCAGGCGCCCAGGATGGCGACGATGGCGCCGCCGACGGCTTGGATCTGGTCGGGGCTCACCGGCCGCTGCCCGCCACGAGCTTGAACAGGCTGGACGGTACGACCGCCTTGGTGGCCGAGGCGGTACCGGATCGGCCCAGCTTGATCGATGCCGCAGAGAAGATGAGCGATACCGCCAGCGTCCCGGCGCCGACATTGATACCGCTCTGCCAATCGATCTCGGTCAGGGCTGCGTTCACCGCGGCGTCGGCCAGGTTGGCGCCGACGATGAAGCCACCCGCGAACGTCTTGATAGCGCGCTCGGCAGCGTCAACGGCGGCGTCCTTGAGCCAGGGCGGGATGGTGATGTGCATGACGGTCCTCTCGGCGGTTGGGTTGTGGATAACTGCGTTTGGGCAGTTCAGGGGGAGTTTTTTCGATGGCGCCATGGATAGGGAACGCTACGGTGTGGGGAGTCCCTGCGCGCTCTCCTCGCGCGGGGGCGGACTGATCTACGCGGCTATGGCGGGGGTGCGGCTGGCCCAGTCGCGCACGTGCTGGATGGCGAGGCCGAGATAGGTTTGGCCGGGCCAGACCTCGCGGTATTCGTATTGAATATGCGCGGCGGTCGGTGGGCTGGTGGTGACGAAACGCAGCGCGATCAAGGCGGCCTGCGCCGCGGCCGCGGGCCCGGTGAGCTTGTTGATATCGCCCCAGCCGAGTAGTCCCTGTAGACCGCCGAGCACCATGGGTAGGCCGAGCGCGGCGATACCGTTGGGGCCACCAGTGAGCGCGCCGAATATGGCGGGCAGCTCGACACCCAATGCCTTGGCGGCGATTTCGGGGATTTTGGGCAGGATGGCACCAGCGGCCCCGAGTGGGTCAGTGATCTGGAATGCGGTCACCATGTCGAAACAGTCGTCCATGATGTCCCCGACCACCCCGAGGGGGATGTTGCCGTACATGTCGCCAGGGTCGGTGAGCCAGCAGTGCCGGTAGTCGGTGACATCGCCGAACCGCCACGATGAAATACCCTGTCCCGCCAGGATTGGGCCGCCGTAGTAGCTGCCACCGTGGGGCCGGGTGGGGTCACCAAAGCTGAATGAGCACAGGTAGTTGTCCGGGTAGTGCTCGGCCAGCCACGCGCGGAACCGGGCGCCCGCGACCGCGCCGGCCGAGTATCCGCCGATGACAACCTTGATGTTGGGGTTGGCGCGGTAGCGCTCGGCGAAGATGCGTTGTGCGTCGGCCACGGCGATGTCGACGGCCTTGGCCATCGAAATGTCGTTGATGCTGCCCGCGGCGCCGACCGGGAGTCCGCCCATGGTTGCGGCGAATTCGGGGTGCACTTCCTCAACGAGGTTGGCCACGGCCTGCATGACGCGAGATACGTAGTCTTGGCCGATGACTCCTCCGGTGCCCCGGAACATTAGGCCCAGGTGGCGGTTGGCGGGCGGGGCCGGGGGCGCAATGCCCAGCGCGCGTAGGTCATCATCGGACACCTGCCCGGTGGGGATCTGGCCGGTGCGGCGCTGATATTCGGCGGCCCACAGGGCAGCGCGCGGCCCGAACTCGTCGGTGTCGCGGGGCAGCGGCCCCAGCAGCCGGGTGTACAGCGGCCCAAACCAGTCGTTCATCACGGCCCGCCACTGACGGACCGTTTCATTGCAGTCTCCGATGCGGATCACTTGGACCACACCTTGTCGCGCAGCGTCATACCCTTCGATGCCCAGTCAGGATGTCCTGGCCCGAGTTGTTCGGCGATGTATTCAAGTAGCTTGCGGTCGGGAGCTTCTTGGACGAATTGCTGGTGTAGCACAATAGGATCGACCGCCGGGGGCTGCGCGGGCGCGTAGATGCCGAGGTATCCGGCGCGCAGCTTGGCGGCGAACGCGTCATTGCGCTTGTCGCCCTCGGGCCAGGCCATCTGGTAGTGCATCTCGTCGGGGCGCGACCAGTCGCGGCCCCAGAACACCGAGCCCTCGAACAGCGCCAGGCCCTTGCGGACCTTGGCCTGCGTGGCGGCATCCATCGTGTACCGCTGCCAGGGGTACTTGGGTGCCATCACGTCAACAGCGGTGCCTGCCAGGTGATTACTGTTGGCGACATCGTTTGTGGCCGACCAGCCCCACACGGGCGAGGTGATCTCTTCGACGTTGCGGTCATACCAGTACAGCCAGGCGCCCAGGATGGTCAGCGGGGCGCCCTTGCGCAGCGGTGCGGTATCGACGAGGTACAGCTCGTCGATGCGTACGATGTCGCATTCGTCCCGGTTGCACATACGCCAACCGTTCTCGGACACCGTATTGCCGTATGCGGTGCGGAAACTCATCGGGTGTACTTCCTTTCGATGCGGGGGTCGATCTCTTGGGCGTAGGAGGACAGGCGGTCGGATGCCCACCAGCCCAGCCGGAATGAGATGGCGGCAAGTGCGGAGTAGAAGGCCGAGTGCTTGAGAAGCTGGCGGGCCATGACTACACCCCCCAGAACTTGAATGTTGGTGTGACATCGACTTGTAACGGCTGCGATCCGTCGTTGACGGTCAGGGAGACCGGTAGTGCCTCGGTGCGCAGCAGGGTCGCGCCGTTGAACACGCCGTACCGGTTGATCACCGTGCCGTTGGCCACGGTGCCGCCAGGTACCGAGATGGTTACCAGCGAGCCGGTGGATGATGCCTTGTCGATGCCGGATTCGGTGACATCGACTGGGGTGGCCCAGGTGGTGTCGGCGTAGGCGGTGCCTACCCGGGTGGAACCGGCGAATAGCCCGATTCGGTTGCCGAGTGCGGTGATTGCGGCGCAGCAGGCGCGTCGGTGCGGTGCTTGGTATTCGGACATGCGGGGGCCTTTCTGTTGGTTACGGGGTTTCCCAGGTGGTCCATCCGCTGATGCGCGGGGTGTATCCCAGCGCGACGTTGCGGGGTGATTCGGTCGTCCATTGGTGGTCTCTGTAAGGGGCGATGACGGATTTCAGGTAGGCGCATCCGAGTTGGCCCTCGATCATCAGGCCACCGAAGGGCTGGTAATCGCCTGTGATGACGTAGGTTTCGTTGACCTGGTACCAGAGGTAGCCCTCGGTGTTGGCCGGAAGGCTGCCGTCGTCAAAGTCCCAGATGGTGGTGTTGAGCTTGGGGACGTATTGCAGGAGGCATTCGCCGACGTTCGGGTCGTGTGGGGCCGCGTCGAGGTAGTAGTTTCCGTTGATCAGTCCGATTGCGCCGTCGTTCATGTAGATGTCGAAATAGGAGGTTTCGCGTCTGCTGTAGAAGTGGATTCGGAATGAGTAGTTGTCGATGTCGTTGGGGTTGGCCATGTTTGGGTGATCCCTCCTGCGGTTACTGGTATGCGCGGCACCAGGCGCCGCCTGCGCCGCCGACGCCGCCGGGGCCGCCGAAGTTGGCACCGCCGGCACCGGCACCGCCGGGCGCGTAGCCCGTTCCGCCATCGGAGGTTTGCGTGGCACCACCCGGGTAGGTCACGCCGTTGTAGGTCTTGTCGCCCGGGCCGGGGCCGTCGTTGGCGTTGATGCCGGTGGGGTGCTGCGGGCCACCAGCGCCGCCAGCAGCGGACAGGCCCGCCCACCCGTCGCCGATAGCGGTGGTTGCCGCACCTGGGCCACCCGCGGTTCCGGCGAAACCGCCGCTACCCTTTGCGCCGCCTGCGCCGATGACGAATGTCAGGGTTGTTGTGGTCCAGGGAATGTGGATGCCGCGCTCCAAAGTGGTGGTGGCCCAGGTTCCCGGGCTGCCGGGGAAGCCGCCGAGTAGGTAGAACGTGCCCGAGCTCGCACCGCCGCCGCCAGCGCCGACCAGCGCCAGATCGAGATAGCGGCACCACACCGGGATCGGGACCACGGTCGTGCCGACTGCGGTGATCGCGGTCAGCGCTGCCGGTTGCGGACTGAACCGGGCGGTGGCGGTATCGGTCCCGATGGCTTGACTGGCGCTGGAGGGAAGCCGAACCCGCGACAGCACCGCGATATCGGCGGCCGTGGCGGCACCGACGGCGGCCCCGCGGGGGAGCATCTGCGCCATCTCGGCGGCCACGGCCGAATCAGTGGCGCGCACACCGGAGCGGGCCGAGTCGGCACCTATCCCGGCGTCTCGTGCAGCCACGCGCAGCTTCGCCCGCGCCAGGTCGGCGCCCCGGCCGGCATCACTGGCGCGTAGGCCCACTCCTGCGACGGCGAGGTCTGCGCTAACACCCTGATCGATGCCCGTGTGGGCCACCCGCAGCAGATGGGCCAGATCGGCGCCGACTGCCGAGTCCGCGACAGTGACCCGTGGCATCCAGACCCACTTGCCCATGGATGGCGGCGAGGGCGGATCGGGCTTGGTCGACCACCTACTCGATTGCCCCGAGGGCGCAGACGGATTGGTGGACCAGGGCATCAGACCGCCTTGATCGCGGCGTACCCCGCGGCACCCCAGCCGCCGGTACCGGCGCTGCCCCCGGTACCACCGGCACCGCCCGCGCCGCCGCCGCCGGGCCCGTTGCCCGGGGCTCCGTTGGCCGCACCTACCGACGCGCTGGGCGGGGTGTTCTGCCCGCCCTTGAACAGGCGCGCGGAGAACCCAAGATCGCCGGGGCCGTAGCCCACCGAGTCGCGGTTGTAGAAGCTGCCATAGGCCAGGCGCCCCAGTCGGCCACCAGCGCAGCGCAGAATTTCGCTGTTGTCGGTGCCGTTGCGGAACACGATGTCGTGGCCCGGCTTGCCGTCGGTCTCCTTGCTGCCGGGCTCGCCGCCAATACCTGTGGGTGAACCCACACGCTCGGACTGCACCGTGATCTGAGTGACGGACACCGGGATGTCGACGCCGCGCTCCAGCCGTAGCGAGTTCCAGGAACCGCCGCCGCCACCCTCGCCGGGCTTGTTCCAGCCGCCGTCACCGCCGCCGCCCCCACCACCGCCACCGCAGCCCGCCAGGTACAGCACGGTGCTGGCGCTGGGGATGTCGTAGACGGACAGGGGCAGGTTCGCCCCGGTGGGTGAGTACTCGGTCCATTGATCTGCCAAGTTGGTCGACTCGCCCAGGGCGCCCCATACCGGCGTGAATTCCACGTGCCCGCCCACCAGGGTGGGCAGGGAGGTGTAGCCGGTGCCGCCGTCCTGGGTGAAGAACAGGGGGATGTTCTGCACGACTTCCAGCACGGTCGGCATGGCCGGTGTGGTGTAGAGGCCCTGCGGGTTGCCGACCTGCAGCACACCGATGAACGCGGTGTGGCCCTTGGGCACCGTCAATCCCGGCGACGGAATTGTCAGAGCTTGCACGCGGCTGGTGCCCGATAGCCGTGCCTTGACGTTCCCGAGGTCGACGGCCTTCTGAATTTGCAGCGACTCATTGATCCGGTACACGCCCACGTAGCACTGCGTCATGCCATTGCCGGTGATGGCGAATTTCACGGTTCGATACGTGCGCTCAACACCCGGCGTGATGGGGATGAACACCAGCTTTTGGTCGGCCGGCACGAATGTCGACTGTGCATTGATGATGGGGAACGACACATCGTCGTTGATGCCTGTGGACATCCAGCGAGGGGTCAGTCGTGGCAGGTTCACAACGTCGGTGGCGTACACCGCGGCCGCGTACGCGTCATCGGCCTTCTTCTTGAGGGCAGCGGTCGCGGTGGAAACATCGACAGGACCCCTGCCGCTAGATCCGTCCCCAAATACCGCGTTCCATAAGTTGTTCCACGTGTCCTTGAGGTCTTCTCCGATGTCGGTGCTGCCGATCGGGCTGTGCACCTTGGCCGGGGGCAGCTTCGGGATATTGCCCAACCCGAGTAGCCCGATGATTTCCTCGGCGGTGATCTTGCCGTCGGCGGTGATCGCGGCGAATCGCTGCTCGAAATCGTCGATGTCCGAATTGGCTTTGCCGCCAAGGGTGTCAAAGAACGATCTCCACTTGCCGAGCAGCGGCCCGAGGTTCGACATGACCGAGGTGACGTTAGAGAAGTGGATGCGGCCGCCGCTGGCGCCCTCGGTGACCACCAGGGTCACTGTCGCGGACTTGACCGATCCGTCGGTCGGCACCGTCCACGAGCCAGTCAGGCTGGCACGTATCCAGGACGAATCCGCGGCCACGGGCTGAATTTTCTTGATGACGATATCGGGGAGCTTGGTGCCATCGGTGGCAAACGGGGTGATGCACAACCGGATCGGATTGGACCCCGCTGCAGCCGAGACGCCTTGCCACATCGCCGATGCGGAGATGTCCACCGCCTGGCCGGCAGCTACGTTGAACGGGTCTTTGATGCTGATCGCATGCAGCTGGCCATCGGCGTTGAGGTAGATCGACTTGCCCGACAGGTGCCCGTTCTGGGCGGCGTCGAATCGCCAGTACGGGTTGTCCTCGACCATCTTCGGGTCGGTGAATCCGCCAGCGCCGCCCAGTAGGTCGTGGGCCACATCAGCCACCCACGACGCCGGTATAACGCCCTTGAGGAACTGGCCCGCCACCTTGGCGATAGCAGTCAGGATCGATTCGGGGTGGGCCAGATCGATGCCAGCCAGGGCGTTGCGGATACCGAGGGCCCATGTCCCTAAATCATTTTCGTCGCCGTCCTCGATCCCGGTCAGCAGCTCGACCAGATCGCCGAGACCAGGTTTGTCTTTGGCCCACTCGCGCAGCTGATCAAACGAACCCACACCGGGAATGAGGTGCCCCATGACCGCGAGCACCACGCGACCGAGGAACTGCTCAATGAACCCCTTGCCGAACTCCTGGAGCTCTTGGGCTGTGAACGGCCTCGTGAGACCGCCACCCTGCTCGCGGTGTACCGGGGCCGAGGGGACATCTCTTGCCCAATCGGGGATCTCGGGCAGGTTGTCGCTCACAGCGGCCAGGCCTCTATGTTGAAGTGCGACATCGCGGCGGTGGCGGTGTACGTCGATGTGCCAGTTTGGCGCTCGCACCGGATGTGTACGGTGGCCGAGGTGCCAGCGGGAATGGTGTCGTAGTCGTCGGTGGTGCTGCCGGGGCCGATGGGCTTGCCCGGTGAGAACGCCAGCCGATCAGTCTGGGCGATGCCCACGCAGCGGCCCACGATGTTGCCGTTGGCCTCGCCGTTGATCCGGGCCAGCAGATTCACGCGCACGTCGGCCGCTTCGCCGGTAACGACCGTTTGGCCTTGCGCGCGGATACGCCGAGGCCACGGGCGGGGAGGGATGTCGATCGCGGCCATAGTCCCGTTCGCGTTGCCCGTACCGATGTTCTTGATCTCGCCCGGGTAGAACACCTCGGCAACCTTTTGCGGCACAAGCTCAAAACCGAGCAGGTCGGTTTTGACGGCCGGAATCCACCCCGCCTTGGGATTAGTCGACAGGTCCAGCGGATTCCAGCGTGTCGCGCCGTCTTTACCGGTCTTGCCGGTGTGTAGCGCCAGGTGCATCTTCCACCTGCCGGGCGTGTTGTCCGTTGGGGGAGTAATGAGTTCGAAAAATGCTGAATCGGGTGTCGCGTCTTCGGGGGCCAGTGGTGTCAGGTCGATCTTCTCGTCGAACTCGGCGTGCTTTCCGGGCGGGCCCTGCTCGACCCCGGACACCCCTCCCATGATTCCGCCGTCTTCGCGCAGCAGCACGTGCGCCACCCCGGTGCCGTCGACCGGGACCAGGGTGTAGCCCTGTCCCTGGTAGTAGCGTGCGCCGTTGAAATCGACGATAGGCCAAGCCATGTGGGTTACCTCCGGTTAGGACTGGGGGGCCAGTGTGATGACGTTGATGGCTTCGAATGCGCCAGTGATGAAGCGTTGAATCCTGCCCAAGGGGGCCTCGTCGCGGCGGCCGTCACCGAGCTGCACCAAGGTGGTCTGCTCGGTGGGGGTGATGCGCCACATGGTGTTTTCGATGTAGTCGGTGATCATCTTGGTTCGGCGGTGATACACCAGCGACATCAGGCCGCCCTCGAAAATGTCTCGGCCCAAGGCATATTGGTCACCGTTGCGGAAAGTGACCTGCGCCGTGGTAGCACCTTGGGCATCGAAAATCGCGTTGATGAACGCGAACATGGTTTCGATGTTGTACGGGGCGCTGGCGGTCGGGTAGAACCGCTCGATCGCCGGATGAAAAGGGCCCACCTCGTCGCGGACCTGGTACACCTGGACCATCTGGAACGCCAGGAAGCTGTTGTTCAGGAATCCCGAGAGCAGATCCGACGGGATGCCGGAGAACCCGACCACGATCATCAGCGAATCGATCAACCATGCGAAGGTGGCATTCATTAAGTCGTTCAACCACTTTGGAGAACGGCCGCCGATGATGTGTTGCCAGCCCTCGGGGGTGTGGTCGGCGATTTCGCAGTTGATGATGTTGGAGTCCTCGCCCTCTTCGGGGGCGACGACGTAGGCGTAGGGCTGCTCGAAATCGACACCGAGCTTGGGGGCGTAGAACACCCCGTTCATACCGGGTACCTGCTGGATGACTGGCTTGAAGATGTCACCGAGTGATCCGCCGAGGTCGATCACCGTCTTGATCACCGAATCGGCAACGGTTTTGGTGGGCCCCGAGATCTGCTGGCGGTCCCGGGTGGAAAACACGTAGGTGGGCGAATCGAGGTTGGCCCACTTGTCCGGTTGCGGGTCACCCGGGCGCCACAGGTCCATGCGGGTGTCCACACCGTAGGCGCGGGTGACATCCTTGATGACCGTTCCGCAGGTTTCCATGCGAACGGTCTTGGCGCACATGGGCGATGTGTCCAGGAACGGGTTGGTGCGCTGCACATAGGTGGGGGTGCGCAGCATCTTGCCGAAGGTCTGCACCGAGAGCTTGTCGCGCTTGAGGGCTTGCAAGATGGTGCCCATCCATGCCCGGATGTCGCCGTTGAGTGACAGGCCGTTGTTGACGAACTCCAGCCACCCGGACTGGATGCGCAGCGCGCATTCGGCGACCATGTTCTCCACGCAGGTCTGTAGCGCCCAGATGAAGATTGCGTGCGAAATGGGCTGGGCGGCAAGGGGAAGCCACCACGTCGGCCAGATCACGTAGTAGTTCAGGATGTCCCAAATGCCGCGCATCTCGACATTGCCTGTCCACGCGCCCTTTTCGTAGCGGTAGCGGTGAACCTTGGTGTAGAAGTTCTGTCGGCTGCCGGCGGTCTCCATCTCGACCCCGACCAGGGTGTTGCGGCAGTCCATGAACATCTGGATCAGTGGCGAGCTGCCCTTGAGCATCAGCTTTCCGGTGGGGCAGTCGTTGCGCGGCCGGGCGCCCGAACCCTCCATCAGGTCAGAGCCCACCGAGGCCATCGGGGTCCACATCTTGTCGCAGACGGTGAACCGATAGCTGGTGTCGACCTTCGAGTTTTTCTCGGTCAGGGCGCGGGCGGTGGTGGCGATCCGCGCGATATCGCCCGAGCGCTTGGCGGCCTCCCAGCGCTGCTCATCGGATATGGGCATCACGAGATGGCCCCTGGATCGCAGGGGCGCAACGCATTGCGCATTAGAGCGGGTATCTCCGTCGCGGCGTGCCCGAGGCGATGATCTTGGAGTCGGCGTTGCCGCCCTCGATCGAGACCTTCACGAAATACGGCTGCGCGGGATTGCCCGGTGATTTCGGTGGTATCGCCGCGTTCTTGGAGAAGCGGCCCTTGAGGTACTTGTACAGCGGGCCTTGCGGCGGGGTGATGCCGAACTGCGACTTGATCTGATCGGCGAACGCCGTACCGTTCATGCCCGCAAAGCTCATGAACTTCTCGATCGCCTCCTGGAACAAATCGAGTTCCTGCGGTGAGGGCGGCACCGAGGTTAGGTCTTTCACCAAGGTGGTGTGCACGCGCGGATCGGTGCGCAAAAACACCACCTGATTGGGTAGCAGCGGCCCGAATTCGACATATTGGTCCGAGCCGGGCCCGTCGTAGATTTTGACCTTGGTGAACGGCCCGAACAGCACGTAGTCGTCGTACATGTCCTGATCACCGATGTTGATGCGCTTGAGGAACCCGGTTTGCGCCACGGCAGCGTTATCGCCCGCGGCCAGCTTGCGGATAGCGGACGGCGTTGCCTGGCTGATCACCGCACCGGCAGCGAACATGCCGTTGCCGACGCCCCGATGCGCTGCCCCCAGAGGCGAGCCCGTGCCGGTTTCGGTGACCGACAAGATCTCCATGTCGTTGCGCAGCACGCGGAACGTGCGCGGGTGATCCTCGGTGCCGCACACCAGTGTGAACTTCTCGCCCGGCAGCGGCCCGATGGGGATGGCCAGCGGCCAGCTGCGCAAGGTGGTCTCAACGAAGTTGATCGTGTAGTACAGGCGCAGGTATCCGGCGCCGTACTCGACGAACACCCCGTCGCCCGCCCAGCTGCCGTCAGGATTGCGGTTCATGCGCGCGCCCAGGATGTTTCGGCCCGAGTCGGGCACCGACCACTCCTGAAATCCCCCGTGCACCTGGGAGACGACCTGGTTATCGGTATCGGTGGCGAAATCGGGCCAGGGCCCGTTGATGACCCGGCGCCATTGGGTGCCAAACCCGTGTTCGGGGTCGTCCCACCAACGCATTTGGTCGTTGTAGGACGTGCAGAACCCGCCGCCGGGGCCGCTGTAGCGCTGCGGAACCGCGCCGAGATCCTTGGTTTGGCGATGATCGGTCGCGAAGGTGTCGGTAATCGCGTCGTAGGTGAACGCGAAGGAGTCCGCGTGGTCGAACGACTTCCAGGTGCCGGTGTCGGCCTGTAGCCGCAACGTGGCTTTCTGCGAGGTGCCCTTGCGCATAGCCGAAACCGGATCGGGTTGCCCGCCTTGGAACCAGCGCACGTCGGCCCACCAGTACCCGGCATCGTGATCGAAAAAGTCCAGCCGGGAACACTTGATGGCGTCCAGCGAATCGATCAGATGCCGATAGACCCGGCGCGTGCGCGCGGCGTTGCGGCCCCGGCACTTGACCGTGAGCTTGACCTCGACCGGATCCAAAAACGCGTCGATATGGTGAACGCCATCCTCGGTCGCACCCTTCTGGGTGACGTGCTTCCATGGCGCGATGAGGCCTTCGAGGTCGATCAAATGCACGGCTTCTGGCGCCGTGTACGGGTCGGGAATCGCGTATCCGCCGATCATGAACATCTCGACCGACCCGTCAAAGGCGGTCAGGCGCATCATGGGCTTTTCGCCGTTGACGAGGTGATACCAGCCATGGGGTGTGACGGGGTTGGCCGGATAGCGGATCGTCACGGTCACATCCCCGGCCCGGAGTTGCGGGCTTGCTGATGGAATGCGATATCGCGGCCGGTGCCGTCCTCGGTGGCGCGGTTGTTGGTGACGTGGATGTTTGTGTCGCCCGCCTTGACTGGGCCGCCTTGGGCGTTCGGGTCGCCCTGATTGGGGTTTGGTGGCGCGGTCGCCTTGCCGGCCACGTTCGGGATCGCCGGGGCAGCACCAGCGACACCACCGAGGATCTTGGTCAGCCAGCTCTTGTTGGCCAGCTCCGAGCCCGCGGTCGGCAGCACCGTATCCATCAAGCCCTGCACCCCGATACCTGCGGCCTGTGCACCGAACTGAATCGCCCTGTTGGCCAGCTTGATTCCGGTCTGCGCTGCCTGCCCGGCACCTGGGGCGAAGATGTCGGCCGCCGAGGCGGCCATCCCGATCGCGGTATCGATGGTGCCGCCGGGAGTGATACCGACCCCGCCTGCACCCGAACCGGTCGCCGGTTCCACACCACCAATGCGCGTCGATGACGGGCTCCACGCCTGCGCAGGCCCGGTAGCCCCACCCCACCCGCCGCCAGCGGCCGGAATACCCGCTGTCAGGGCAGGATTGGTCAACGTCGGATCGCTCATCACCGGATCGGTGACCGCTAAGCCAGGACCGGCCGTCTTGGGGTAGAGCGCCCGATAATCGACCGTGGGCCCGATCGGCTGCGGCGACGGTGCGCTCGACGTGCCCGAACCAAGGGGCATGTAGTACTGCTTGGGGAACTGCTTATCGAGGGCACCGGCCGCCGAGCCTCCCAGCATCGGGCCGTGTCCTCCACCAGATTCGAAATTCATGCCGTTGGGCAGCGTCGCGGCCATGTGGCCCTGCTGCCCCGGCAGGGGATTCACACCGACATTGAAGGCCCCCGGCTGATATCCGGGCAGGAAACCGAGCTTGGCAGCGCTGGCATCGGTGGCGAACGCAGTGGTATCGAACAGCCGTGCCGGTGAGGACTTCCCGTCGCGCAGCACCTCCACCAAATCCGAGACGGCACCCGAGCAGTCGGCCAGCCCGTTCTGCAGATCAGATGCCGGAGCGTACTTTCCGCCACGCGCGGCCAATGCATACATCGCGGCGAGGTTGGGGGTTACACCCTGTTGCAGCGCCATCGGCCCGATGCCCGCCATGGCAACGTCCTGGGCAACACCTGTGTACTGCGGCCCAAACACGCCCTGGGCGGCCAGGATGCCCATAGCGCCGTATCCGCCCTTGGACGGGTTGAGTTGGCTGACCGCGCCGAGCTGGCCAAGGATCGGGGCCGCCGCCATATTGGCCAGGAACTTGGTCAGATTCTCGGCCAGCCCCGGCAGGCCCTTGGAGATCCCGAAATCCTTGTCTAGTGCGGCACCGATCTGGCCCATGCCGTCGGCGAGGCCCTGCGTAGAGCTCTCCAGCTTCTTCCACGTACCTTGCTGCGCCTCAGCCAGTTTCATCTGCGCCGAAACGTACGAGCGTTCGGCGTCGGCAACCTGGTTGCGCGCTCGCAGTAGTGCGTCCTGATCGGCGTTACCCTGCTGCTCCAGCCGGATCAACGCAATGCGGTCTTGCTCCAGAGAGTTCTTGGCCCGGATCGCCGACGACTCAGCGTCATACACCCGCATGGGGTCGACCTCGTAGCGACCGAGACCGGGCCCGCCCTTGGGAGACGAAACGAGCACCCCGGGCGCTGCGGTGGGCGCCGTGGCCAATCCTGGCGGCATGGCAACGGGCTTTGACTCCACCGACCAAAGACTCGGATCGATCGGGGCCTTGGTCTTGTCGTCGTCCCCGGCCGGTGCGATCGGCTTCCTGTCGCCTGCCTGCGGACCGTTATCGACAGCATTGCCGCGCTGGGCATCCGGCGGGGGCAGGGCGGTCCCGGGGGCGAGCGCGCTGCCGAGCAGTGTCCGTGCTGAGTTGTCGCCGGGTGCCGGAGGCAGGACGGTTGAGCCCGCGCCCGGCGCACCGGGAAGGGTGTTGGCCAGGATGTCGGTACCGGGATGCGTACCGCCGAGCGGTGCAGCGTATTGCGGCGGTGGCGGCGAGGAACTGAACAGATCCTTGATCATCGTCGGGATGTCCCTGATGACAGGCAGATCCACAAACCAATCCGAGATACTGGTCTTTAGGTCGGTGAACCACTGATCGACCGTCTTGGTTGCGCTTTCCCATTCGGACTTGAACGTCTCCGTCGCGGTCTTAGTCGATCGCTGCGAGGTGTCTTGCAGATCCTTGAACTGGTTTTTAGCCGGGTCGAGGTCGAGTTTGTTGACAGCATCGCCCATGTCCTCCCACTGCGTGCCGAAAAGGCGTTGCCACACAAGGGCTTGCTGAACCGGGTCATCTAGATTGCGTAGTCCGGTGAGCACCGCTGCAAATGCTTGGTGTGCTTGCTCGCCGCCTGCGGAGAAGCGCCGTCCCATCTCGTCGGCGTTGAACCCCAGCGCCTCGAAACCTTCCTTGGTTGACTTGCTGCCGTCGACCGCGCGGATGCTGAATTCCTTGAGGGAGTCGGCCACCTTGTCGGTGTCGCGGGCACCGCCCTCGATGCCTTGCTTGAGCAGCGTCATTGTCTCGCTGCCGGTCAGGCCGAGCTTGCGGAATTGCGTGGAGTACTCGCCGATAGAGTCGAGCCAGTCGCCGGTTACGTCCAGGCCCTTCTGTGAGCCCGCGGTGATGATGTCGAGCGCTTCGGTGACGCTATTGGCAAGGCCGGTGCGCATGAGTTGGGTCGCGGAGTGCGCGAGCTCTTGCGGGGTCTTCTCGACGACCTGCGCCACACCTTGGAGCTGCTGAATCGTGTACTGAATTTCGTCATCGGGCGAGTTGGGCTTGATCAGGTTGTTGCGCAGGGCCGCTTGAGCGACGCTGAGGTTGTCCGCTACGGAGGCGCCGAAGTTGTTGGCGTAGGACTGACCGGCAGCCTTGGCGTAATTGCCCATCGAGGTGTCATCCAGACCCATGCGGCCCTGGAACAACTTGGTGGTGGCCGTGGTGGCCATACCTTCGGCAATGGCGTTGGAGAGCCGACTTCCGACGAGGATGCCTACGGCGGTCAAACCCAACAGGGCCGCGCCGATTGGCCCGCCAGCGGTGCCGAGTCGGGCGATCGAGGCCGCGCTGCTCACCCCGTGGGTGAATCCGCCTGAGAACCCATTGCCCATGTCGCGGCCGAGCTGGGCGGCCTGGCCAGCCTGGGCGCGCATGCCGTCAACAAGGTTGGTGTTGTTGCGTCGGCTCGCCTCGTCGGCAGCTTCTTGATACTCGCGGTATGCCCGCGTTGCGTCCCGGACAGCACGAGCCTCGGCGCGCCGCGCGTCGTTGACTTTCTCGGTCTGGCGGATGATCCGTGCGCCGTCGGCGTCGCGGTCGCGTAGCCGCTGTAGTTCGGATTCCTCGGACTTGAGTTTCCCGACGGCCGATGCTGCCTTGTCGTAGGCATCAGAAGCCCTGTCGCCCATGCGCTTAAGGGACTTCTCGACATCCTTGGAGCTGCCCGCCAGCGCGTTGGCGAAATCGCGGCCGGCATCCTTACCCGCGTTGCCGAACGTGCGGGTGGCGTCATCGGCGACCCGCTTCCACGACCGATGATCAGCGGCGGCACCGATGGGTATCTGCACGGACATGGTTCACCTCCTGATCATTGGTCGCCAAATACGTCATCTAGCAACTCTTCTCGCGCCGACTCGATGAATTCGTTTTCAGCGGAGTCAAGTTCGTGCTGTCTGCGAGAATCCAGCGGCGATGAGTACTTGGTGTACATGTATTCGTGCGGGGTGCCCGCGTACTGGCTGGCCCGGTATGCCGCGAGCTCGTTGTGTGTCTCGGCGATGATCTTCTGCATGACCGTCCAGTCGCCGTCGCGCCCAAACGGCGGCGGCGCATGGGTTTTGAACTCTGAGTCTTCGGGCAGCTGGTGGATCAGCGACAGTAGTTGGCGGCTGGAAAGCACCAGGGCGCCGCGCTCATCGCGGGTGCCCTGGTGCCAATCAGCGATGCGCACACCGCGAAAACGAAGATCGGCCTCGATCGCATTGGGCCAACGGCACCACAGCGCTACTGCCTCAATTACTTTTGGAGTCGATCTTTGTCCGCTCCTCCAGCTGGCGCTGCATCACCTTCCAGTGCGTATCGATCTGGCCGGGAACACCGCCCGCGGCGAGGAACTTGGCGTAGATGTCCTCACCCATGAGTGCGATGCACAGCTGCTCGTCAGGGTCGTAATCCTTGCCGTCCTTGAGATACGGATAGACGTTCTGCTCGATGGTCTTGCCGTCGATGAAAGGATGATCGACGGTTTCCTTGTCGAGGGCTTTCATGTCCCGCTGGTAGTCGCGGTACCGCTTGCGCTGCTCGGTATCGAGAAACGCCGGGTTGGGAAGCTCCCACATCTCGCCGTCGCCGAGATCAAAGGGCACACCTGCCATGAATCCGAGGTGATCGGCGGCCTGCTCGCGTGCCTTTCTGGGGTCGACGGGGTGTAGAACGTCCTTGGTGTCTTCGGAGCTCATGATTGTTCCTTTCGGGCTGGTGGGCTTGGGGTTTCGGGCTGGAATGGGGGTGGGGCTCACCTGGCGGGCGCAGCCCGACGCCCGCCAGGTGAGGGTTCATCAGGCGATGGTCGCGGCGGCAGACTTCGGGGTGTAGACCGAAGCGCCGTTGGTGCCGGTCACCTTCACGCGGAACTTGGTTGCACCGGCTGCCACCGTCTTGACCTTGACCGTGGTGTTGCCACCGGACGAGACCGCGGGCCCATCGAGCTCGGCGGGCAGCCAGGTGGTCCCGTCATCGACGGTGCTTTCGGCGGCGAAGGTGAACGGATCGCCAGCGCCCGTGGGGTCGGCGAATACGATCGAGGCCTTACCGGCGGCACCGGGGGTGACCGTCGGCGGGGTGTTCGACACCTTGGGGGCGCCCTGAATCGTGGTCCAGCCCTTGCCGCCGACCCATTCGCCGTCCAGGCCGGGAATCAGGATGCCCGGGTTGCGCGGATCGGGGATCAGGAAGAACGGGTCAGGTTCGAGCGAGAACTCCAGCTCGTTGGCGTCGGCGTCTTCCGTGTCCATCTTGGCCGCGCCGATCTTGGTCAGCTTGCACAGGGGGATGGGTTCGACGGTGTACAGCTTGCCGCCGGCCCGGGACCGTGCGCGCACCAAAAGCAGCTGGCGGGGAACGAAATCGGCTTCCAGCGGGGTGCCCACGAAATAGTCGCCTTGGCCCGGTTCTGCCACGAGCAGGTTGCCGTCCTCATCCTGCAGCGGAACGTTATTGCGCAGGGCCTTGACGACAGGGTTCAAGGTCTCGATCGGGGTGAACTTCACCGTCTTTTCGATCTTGGTGATGTCCTTCTCGATCGGGTAATTCGACTGCAAGATCTCCAGCGGGCTGACATCAATGTTCGGCTCACGCTCGGGGCCGCCAGTCTTGGTGTTGGCGCCGAGGAACAGCCACCCCTGGTTGGGCTCGGGGTTGTTGACCCAGTACCCGCCGACCTTGCGGCGGGCGAACAGGTCCGCGCGCAGCTTGCCATCCTTGGCCAGCGGGTTGAAGAGATGCGGGCTGATATCAGTGGCCGCGCCGCGATAGTCGCGCGCTAATACGGCAACGAGCGGGCCTCGGATAGCGAAACGGCTATCGGTGTCGGTGAATCCGCCGACGCTCCAGTCAGCGCCGGTTTCGGGTTGCGTCATGTGACGCTCCTTCCATGGGTGATGAACCGGAAAGGGTTCCGGCGATTGAGGTGCGGCGGATGCCGCGACGCGATCAGGGGACCGCGACGATCAGTTGAACGACAGGCCGAGCTCGCAGATCGCCTTGAAGCGAAAGGCGTTGTCGGCCTTGTATTCGCGCAGCGTGGAGAGCTGCTGAAAGTCGATGTAGTCGACGTTGGCGGCCGTGCCATCGGGCATGGGCACATCGACGATCTCGTCGCCGAGCCGCATGATCCGCTGATCGGTCTTGATGCCCTCGCGCTGCGCCTCGGTGATCGTCTTGCCGAAGGTGTGGATCGACAGGACAGCGGTGCAGTAGAACAGGTTTGCGTCGTAGGTGCCGTCAATCATGTTGACTTGGCGGAACGGCAGCGGATCGTCGGGCTTGCGTTCGATGTCGCAGGGGCCCAGCGGTGCGAGGTGGGCGAGCATCATCACGATCGCGTTGGGGGGCATCTGCTCATGCAGCGCGACGGTCATCAGTCGGGCCTGTTGATGACATCGGCGGCGGTGCCGCCGAACGCGATGGCGGTGCGGGCCGCGACGGCGAACTCCGGTGTCGGGCTGGTGCCCCCGGTGCCGTCCTCGATCCAGTGGGCTTTGAAGTTGTCGTTGATGACCTTGGTGTCATCGTCACGGCCCTTGCCCTGCTGCACTTTCCACGCCGCGCCGTAGTCGCCGTGATCGACCGGCGAGATGGACTTGGCGTGTGCGGCCATCTCCTTGCCGACGCGCGCCTTCTCGGCTTTGGCTTGCGCCGAGATGTGGATCGCCTTGTCGATCTCGGACTGCGGCACACCCAACGCGACCAGTGGGTTGGGTCTGCGATCTGCGGCCATCAGCCGACCCTGCGCTGGCAGGTACAGAACACATGATCTTCGCGGCCGTCGAGGTCGAATTCGAGCACCGCGTCACCGACCATGCTGTGATCGCGGTCCAGGTGGCGAATCCGGTGCGCCGATCGGATGTCGGCGACCGCGACCGGCGCGGCGGCACCACTGCCGTCAACAGCAGGTATGTGACCATCGATGACCGGCAGGAACGCCCACGATTGCTCAGTGGTTGTGGTGGTGATGGCCTGGTTGTCCTCGGCCGTCGACTGCACCTCGAACAGGCAGTTATCGACCCACACAACGCGTTCGGTGACTTGCGGCTTGCGGTACTCGTCCAAGATCGGGTCGCCCTGCCCGTCGAGCACCGGCACATCCCACACGATCGCGACCCGCTGCCCGCCCAGGGTGTCCATCAGTAGTCACCCCTGGGGAAGTGGCCGCGCGCCTTGGCCTGTAGCGCCAGGCCGAGCATGCGGTAGTGGCGGCGTGCGATGAACTTCTCGACGGCTTCACGATCGATCGCAGCCTGTTTGGTGCGATGACCCACCGTCTTGGTGAACGATGAGACCGGGCCGAACTCGCCATACATCAGCGCGTCTCGGGTGACCTCGAATGTGACCACCTTGGCCGCCGGATCATCGTCGGCAATGGCCGGTTTCTTGTCGCGTATCCAATCGGAGACGACCGTCAGTAGAGGCGCCGCCACCAGTTTCTCAGCTGCCGACAGCGGCCGGAACCTGGCGGCGAACGCCTCTACGTCAAGGAAGTCGGTCACGAAACTAGTCCGTGGCCTCGATCAGCGCCCACAGGTCGTCCTTCTCCTGTGCCTCCAGCTCGTCACGGTCATACGTGCCGTTGGCCATCAGCCAGTCGACCAGGACGGCCTTGGTCGCGGCCTTGAGCGGCTTCTTACGGGGCGCATCACCTTCGGTACCGGTGGTCTGGCTCGGGCTCCCGGAATCGCCTGCGGTGGAGCTGGGATCGCCATCCCCACCGTCGCCGCTGTCGGTGTCGCCGTCATCGGTGGCATCCGCCTCGGCCGAGTCGCTTTCGGGATCGGTCGATTCGGCCGGCAGCTGGGCGCCGAGTGCACCGACGGCGAGGCCGCGCTGGACCTCTTCGTCGGTGAGCGTGACGAGCTCGCCGAAAAACGCGCGCCGCCGAGTGCCTGCGGGCGTGAGGTATTCCCATGTCGCCGCAGTCACCCGATGTTCTGTGACCTCGGGCATTACGGGGCGCCCTTCAATCCGGTCACCTTCTTGACCGCGTACGGGTCAGTGACGCCCATGATCGGCAGCACCGAAGACTGGACCCAGTTCTGCTTGGTCTTGGGCTCGCGCCAGGTCTCGGTCGAGAGCATCTGCTCGTAGTCCAGGAACCCGACACCGCCGCGTACACCCGCGTAGGCGCTGCCATTGGCGACGCGGTTGGACCGGAACATCGAGATATCGGCGTCGGCCAGGATCTGCGGCAAGTCCGGTCCGTAGGCGATGCGCAGGTCCGCGTACTGCACGGGGTTGACGACCCACACGTTGTAGACGTAGCCCAATTCCTCGACATCGGCGGCCAGCTGCGCGGCGATGATGTCGGCGAATGGCCGGGCGTTGTTCGGGGTCGGGTTGTTGCCGGTCAGGGTGACGTTGCCCCAGTCGTGTCCGGGGATGACACCCGCGCCGCCGAGACTGGCGATCACGGCCTCCAGCACGGCCACGGTGCGCTGATTGATCTTGCGCACCAGCGTGTTCGCCAGCTGTGTGGTCAGGCGGTCCATCTGGGCGCGGTCGTTGCGCCGGATCGCCTCATCGGACATCCAGAACTTGCCACCCCAGTCCTCGGACTTGGCGACCTCGGGCTGCGTGCGCTCACCCTGCACGATCGTGTACTCATCGGACGGGCCGCGCTGTTCCACATCGTTCTTGGTGTACAGCTCGTTGATGCGGATCACGTCGTAGATGATCGCCCCGGCGGTGGTGCTCGCCCCCGAGGACGAAAACAGTTCCGGGGCAATGAACTTCTGCAGCGTCAGGTCCGAGAGCCGCTTGGTGATCCGGCCGGGCTGCTTATATGCCAGGTCGACCGAGATCTTGTTGTCATTGATGACCGGCGCACCCAGCGGGTACGCGACGGGAGATGTTGTCATGGTGGGTAGCCCTTTCCTAGTAGAGGCTGATCTCGGCGTCGGCGCCATCGGTGGCCGCGGACAGTGCGTAGCCAACGGCGACGCCGCTGGCGAACTTCTTGGCCTTGCCGGCCGTGCCGACCTCGACCTCATCGAATGCGGCGAGCGCGCCGTCGGCGGTCACGTAGGTGACACGCGAATTGCCCCGCGCCACACCAACAATGTCGCCGCTGGCCGCGTCGTACTTGGAGACGCCGCACACCCGGCCCGCCGCATCAGCAGGCGCCACGGCGATGTTGCCGGTGGCGGTGCGGTTGCCGCTGATCTTGAGGAACCGCTTACCGGTGACGGCAGCTGTGGCGCGGCCGGTGATATCGCGGCCGGGCTCGTAGACGCCCACGTTCTCGTTGGTCATGATCTATTCCTTCCCTTCCGAACTCGGCGCGGTGGGCGCGGAGTCAAACCAGCTCAGGTCATTGGGCACCGGACCGTCTGCGGGCTGCGTCGAATGCCCCGTCTCGGCGAGAGGGACCACCCCGGGTGCCAGCGCGGCCAGCACGGCGGTGTGGCCCTCGCGGTCGGCGGCGAGCGCCTGCAAGTGGTGCTCGCGACGCGCCGGGGCGACCTTGCCATCAGCGATGGCCTGATCGACCACACGCTCGTCACCCTCGCGCAACTGCTGTGCGCGCGCCTCGGCACCCGCCTGCGCGGCCGCGACGGTGGCCTCGTACTGGGCCCGCTCGACGACCGTCATACCGGCCTTGGCGAGCGCCGCCGTGGCCTGCTCCAAAGTCGGTGCAGCGGGCGGGGTTTCGTCACTCTCCTGGCCGTCGTCAGCACGCTCTTCGAGCGCTTCGGCGGCAGCAGACAAAATGGTCTCGTCGTCGGCGTCGGCATCGATACCGAGCAGCTTGGCGAGGCCCTCATTCAGGGTTGCCACAATGGGCTCCTTTCCTCTGTTGACCTCGCCCTTCTCGGGCCGAGGGGTCTTGTTGTGCACCAGCGGAATTCGTGGCGCAGGCGCGGACTGGCGTCCGGCATAGCGGAACGCCGACAGATCGAACACCGATGCACGCGCGGCGGCCGACTTGGAGTCAGGCTCGGGTAGCTCGACGACACGATCGGCCAAACCGGCCTCGACCGCTTCGTCGGCGAGCAGCCAGGTTTCCTCAGCCATCACGTCGAGCCAGTCCTCGACGGTGCCCCCTGCCCGGTCGGCGTAGATCTGCGCAATGTTGCTGTTGTGCTGGGCCAGTCGCGCCGCGCTCTTCTCCATGGCGCGGGCATCTCCGACGCACGCCGCCCAGGCGTTGTGCACCATCATCTGGCTGTTGCGGTTCATCACGATCTCATCGCCGGCCATCGCGATCACCGAGGCGATCGAGGCCGCGAGGCTGTCGACCACGACGGTCACCGTGGCGGGGTGATCACGTAGCGCGTTGAGAATGGCGATGCCGTCGAACACCGAGCCGCCGGGGCTGTTGATGCGCACCGTGATGGCATCGTTGTCGATCGCGCTCAGGTCGCGGGCGAACTGTTCGGCGGAAATGCCGTACCACGAATCGATTTCGTCGTAGATCAGCAGCTCGGCCGGGCCGTCATCGGTCTTGGCGGCATTGCGGATGCTGTACCACGGGGGGCGTTGGCCCGCCGTGCGATTCTTGGTCACCACAGCGTCGGGTCTCCGTTCCTCGTGGCCGTGCTGGCGCCACCGGGGCGCGCTCGGGTATGGGTGCGCACACGCACCGGCCCTCCGCTGTTGCGGGGCGCGGCGGCGGATTCGTCGTCGGGCTCCGGTTCGGCCTCGGGCGCGTTGGGATCGGGACCGGGTAGGCCAGTGGCCGAGCGGATGAAGGCCTCAAGACGGGCGTCGGGTGTCAACAGTCCTGCGTTGACCAGCATTTGCAGTGCCGCGGCGGTAGCGTCCTGGCGCGAACCGATCTCATCGAACACCAGCAGCGGCGCCGGTTCGTCCTCGCCGAAATTGAGGTCGACCAGATCCTCGACGATGTGCGCCTGTGCGGTGTTGCGGATGTCTTCGGCGACCGTCTGGACCGACTGCACGAACGTGTCGGCTTGCACACTGGCCAGCGCGTACGAGCCGCCCTTGCCATCCAGATTCAGGAAGTGCGCCAACGCAACCAGGGCCATCTGGTGGTCGTGGTACTCGATCGCACGGCGCGGGTCCATCGGGGTGCCCGATGGCGACATGATCCCGGCCTCTTGGCCCTCAGCCAGGGCCAGGCCGGACGACTCGCCACCGCTGTACTTAGAGGCGACATCGAGCAGCGCGTCCATGCGCTCTTCGTCCTGAGAGTCGTTCTCGTTGCCCTTGATCCACGGGACGCCGATGCCATGGCGGCGTGCTGCGGCGGCCTCGATGCGCATCAGCTCGTCTTTGAGCTTCCAGTGCTTGTAGGCAGGCCGCAGCAGGCTGTTGCCGATCCACACACCCGGATCGGGCTCGTACGCATACACGACCAGCCGGTTGATGGGAATGGTCGAATCCAGCGGCCCGCCAGCGGGTATCGCCACTCCGCTCGATGTCATGGTGAACCCGCTGGAGGGGTGTTGCTCGATCGAGATCAGACCGCCGTCGCGGTCGACGTTCCACTTGGCGATGGTCACCTGGGGACGCGGGGCGAGCTTGCGCAGCACGGCGCGTACGTTGGCGCCCTCGCCTTCGAGACGGTAGACCTGCTCAAATACCGAGTGCCCGTACCGCAATGCCATAAGGGCCTGCTGCAAGTGTTTGTCCCAGGAGAACCGGCCACGGGACCGCGCCTGGGGTTCGTCCTCGTCGGCGGCACCCTCGATGGGCAGACCCAGATTGCGGGCGATGAATTCGGTGACCTCATCGCTGGCGCCGTTCTGCCGGATACGCCACGCGGTGCGGCGAATGGGCAGCCCAATTGCCCGCAGCACCGACGAGATTCGGGCGTCCTCGCGGACCATGCGCGTGTAGGTCCACACCGACAGCGGCCAAATCAGGTCGGCAGTCTGCTCGAACTGATCGATAGGTCCACCCCAGCCGGTCGCGCCGGCCGAGCTGAGCACGTACCCCTGTTCGGTACGCGGGGCGGCGGTCTTCTTCGGTGCCTGCTGATCGGCCATGCTCGCCCCCTTTCTCAGAATGCGGCGCTCATCGCGTCGAAATCGGCGCTATGCCGGTGTGTTTGGTGCTCTCGTGCGGCCCCGGTGCGGGCGCTGACGGTCTTGGCGGGCGCCTTGGTTCCGTACTTGCGAAGGGCCCAGTGCGCCATGGACACGTTCATCAGCGGCATGCCTGCGCCGTTGGGTTCCTCGGCCCAGACGAAATCGCCGCCCGGCAGCTCGCGCATGCTGGCGGTGGCCACCTCGTCGTTGAGCACTGTTTGATCGCTGTGCGACAACTTGACGGCATCGGCGTCTGCCAGGAAACCGCTACAGGACTGCGCGATCTCGGACGTGCCGATCATCAGCGGCTCGATACCGGCGGCGATGAGCAGCGGTTCAAGTACCTGCGCGGTGTTCTTACGGTCGATCACCAGCGCCACCGGATTCCACGCGGTGACCTTGGCGACCAGATACTCGGCGATCTCGGAGTGCGTACCGGTGCGCAGCGGTGCCACCTCGACATGGATGTTGCCGTCTTCGGCCATCTGCGCGGCGCTGATTGACCACACCTGACGGTTCCAGGATCGCCGCACCGCGATGGTGCGGGCTCCCGTGAGCTTCGCGTCGGCGTTCGCCATGTCGCTCCAGTTCGGGATCGGCGAGCCAACCTCGTCCTCGTCGGGCGGGTAGTCGCCGATCCCGAGGTAGTCGGCGGTGAAGATCGCCCGCTGTTCGGCGGTGCGGGCCTTGCGCCGTTTGGCTTCGAGCTCGTGCTCATCGCCGACGACACCCAGGGAGGGGTGCGCCAGGCGGTATGCGTCGATATCGCCGAGCTCGGTGCCCTCGGGTACCGCATATAGGGCGTAGTACAGATCCGGGGACCGCTTGTGGCCCAGGTTGTGCATCCCGGTGAGGATCTGGCAGTTGGGGTGTACCGAGGCCACCGGAGGTGTTGAGACGTACCAGATCTGCGGCCCGGTCGCCTTGGTCGAGGCGCGGGTCGCGCCGGTCAAGCTCGCTTCGGCTTGCGCGGTGAGGTCGTAGGCCTCGTCGAGTATCAGCAGATCCACTTCGGTAAGACCGCGACCGAACTTGGCGGTGCGCGGCCCGAACTTGGCCTCGCCGTTGCCGAGCTTGATCAGCCCGCGGTTGCCCGCCGAAGTTGGCTCGGAGCGTAGGCGTTTCTTGAGAGACGGGATGCGGTCGATGACATCGACGCAGCGGCCGAATACGTCCTTGGCCGTCTCCCATTCCTGGGCGGTGTAGGCGATTTTCTCCCCGAGCACCAGCATCCCGAAGATGATGCGTAGCACCACGATCAGGGTCTTGCCGTTCTGACGTGGGCACTCGATGCACACGTCGCGGTGCGTCCAGACGCGATCGCCCCACTCGTTGGGCTCCTGTAGCGAGAGCACCGCGCGTAAGGTGAGCCACTGCCAGGGCATGCAGCGCACGCCAATTCGCGATCCCAAGCGCGCCGCCCGGTCGCCCCATGATTCATCGCCGGGGTGTCGGGACTCGAATCGTGGTGTCTGACTGCCCTTCAGGCGTGGCCACAAGCCGATGAACTCTGGCCACTCACGCGGTGCCAGGTCAGATACCGGCGAGCACGTCGTCGTCATCGGGATCATCCGGCAGTGCGGCGCGCTGGCGATAGACCTCGGTGATCAGCTTGCGCATCTGCTCGGCCTGCTGGCGCTGCTGCACCAGCACGTTGTTAACCACCACTTCGACGGTCTTGGCGCCGATCTTGAGCTGTAGCCAGCAGTCGCGGTCGCCGTCCAGTAGAGCGTTGAGCCGGGCGAGGTAGTCGGCGGCGTATCCGGCCTGCTCGATGATGAGCCGTAAGGGGTAGGGGTCGTCGGGTTGTGACAACTCTTCGATGAGTCGCTGGCCGACGGTCTTCTCGGAGGCCGGTTGCCGACGCGTTGCCCGCTTAGCTGAAGTCTTTGCTGAGTTAGCGGTGGCCTTTGCCGGTTTCGTGGCTGCTGTCATCGCTCACCGCGTTCAAAAAAAACCTGACGGGAGCCTCCGGGGGTCAGGAAGGCCCCCCACCTGGATAATTTCAGGGGGAGGGGCTTTGACCTGCGGTTATGGCGCTTTTGGGCGTGTGTATCGGTGCTGGTCAGGGGCCTTTCGGCCCATCGGTTGGCGATCACCACGACATCACACCTCCGTCGTGTTTGCTGACAGGGTCGGGATGTTTGCTGTGCGACTGGTCGGCGTACCACCGCTTTGCTGCCTGCGCCATGCGCCACGGTCGTTCGGCTTTGCATCGGGCCATGACCACGCTCTGACCAGGGTCGATGGTGATGACCTGCGCGCCAGCGGATCGGTAACGCGCGAGCAGGCCCTCCCCGGGCATGGAGTGGATCAGGTACACATCGCACTGGTCCGCGAACGTCAGCGCCGTATCGATCGCGGCCAGCCGCGCGGCCTTGGTGACCGAGCGGATGTGCTGCGGCGGGTCGTGTGGATCTCCACCCGCGGGCGTGAGCACCGAAGCGATGGCGTCGTAGTCGATCGTGATGTCGCCATGCTTGGCGTGCTGTCGTACCCATGTGGACTTGCCGGCCGCAGGCGGGCCGGTCACCAGGTAGAGCGTCACCAGTCCATCGCCAGGTTGTCGGTAGTGATGACGGGCGCGGTGGTGATGCCCAGTGACGCAAGGGCACCGGACCATTCGGATGGATGAACGTCGAGCACCGCAGGTCTGTGCGCGTCATGTCTGCCGTCCTGGCGCTGGCTGTTGCAGATGCCGTGCAGTAGGCGATCGGCGCGTTGTCCGCCGAATGCCCGAGCCTGACTATGGTCTGCGGCCAGTTGCTTGCGGTCCCAGTTGCGCTCCAGCAAGGGCGCTTTGAACATCGGTAGGCCACACCACCAGCACAGGGTGCCGTCTACGTGACGGCGCAACAGCCCTTCGGCTTGCTGTTGGTGTTTCCAGCCCAGACCGCGATCGGTGGTGCTGGCCTTACGGCCGGGCCTCGGCGACATAGGGCTCATCCATGATCAGCGCATCCGACGTAAACCCCTGGCGGCCAGCGCTTGCATCGGCCTCGGCGTGCGCTGGTGGTGCAGTAGGCGCTGGCGCGACCTTGACGGGTGCGACGGATGGCTCGCTGCCGTCCTGCTCCACATCCAGCGTCCAGCCGTTGGCGCGGGTAGTGATGGTCATCGTGGTATCCCCAATGGGCTGGCCCAGCTCGGCCAGCGTGCCCGCCTGCGCGAGAGTGACCATCACGGCCAGGCCCCAACCCTGCCCGCCGGATTGGCGTTTAAGGTCGGGGATATCCGGCGGCGTGGAACGCCACTTACCCGGGTCGGTGTCCATGAGGACCTTGCCGTCGACGGTGATCTTGATATTGCTCATTGGGCTAGGAACTTTCGTAGTTGACGGGCATCGATCGTCACGTCGTCGGTCTTGCCGACCGTCAGCACCAACAAGGGCGTGGCGCGCTGGTGGTCGGTGCGGTCGTACAGCGTGACGATTCGGGTGCCGTCCGGCGCTTCTGCGGCGTCCTGGCGCAGCTGTGCCGCATCGGCTTTGGTGAGTACGTCGAATTCGCCATCGATGACCGACTCGATGGCCTCGGCCCAGAGCTT